ATTCTGTATTTGTTGACCTTCAGCAGCAGCGCCTATTGTAGCCGTAGGGTTAAATACCGGAGGAGCTGGAACAGAAGGAACTGAACCCATAGATCCACCTCCACCGCCAGCACCACCACCATCAGGCGTTTTAGTACTTAAGATCTTTTTAACATTCATAATACCTGCAGCAACTGCAACACCTGCTGCAATTGGAGCTAATATAGGTCCTACGAATGGTACACCAACTACAGAAGCATAAGCCGCAGTAGCAGATGTATATGTATTAATAGTTGCACTGGCTACAGCAGCAGCTTTACCAACAGCTGAACCTTCTCCTACAAGACCAACTACACTATCAAGTACACTAGCACTTGCATTTAGGGCATCATTAACTTCTTGTTTTTTAAGTGCTTTCTTAAATTTAGTTTCTTCTACAGCTAATTTCTTAGATTTATCACTGTAACTTGCATTAATACTTGCAATTTGTTCAGCAGTTGCACCAGCTAATGTAGCTTTTTCTGTATCTGTAGTTCTTTGAACTTCTAATTCTATTCTAGCTTTTTCAAATGTATCTTCAATAGAATCTAATCTTTGTTGTAATAAGATACCATCAATGATTTCTTTATTAGCAGCAGCTTTTTCATCTTCAGCTTTCTTCTTTTCTTCAGCTGCTTTCTTCTTTTCTTCTTCTTGTTTAGCAAAGTCATCTTTAATGGCTTGTGCTTTTTGTAAGTAGTTCTTATCTAATTCTAATAACAATTCATTAGAAGCTTTCTTCTCCTCTAACTCAGCACGTTTTTGTTGTCTCTCTAATTCTAAAAGAGCCAGTGCACGAGCCTGTTTGTCTGTGATATTTTCAGCTTGTAGTCTTGATAGTTCTGCAAGTAATTCTTTTTCAGTTTGTATCTTTTTATCAGCTTCTTCTTTAGCTTTTGCCGCAGCGTCATCACCAGCTTTCTTAGCTTGATCTTTACCTTGTAAGATATAACCATCACGAGTATTCTTTAACTTGCGTAAGCCAGCTTCAACTTCTTTTTGTGATTTGTCTGCTTCTTCTTTTGCACCTTCTGGATCAAAGATAAGACCTGCGATACCACCACTAAATGATTCTTCTAGGTTAGTACCTTTCTCAAGTACACCTATCTTAGCAAGTCCATAAGTTAATGCATCAACACCTTTTAATAGAATAGTAACAGGAGCCATTAAGAATCTGATAACGTTCTGAGCAATGTCAGCATTACGTTTCAGCGCTTCTTGTTGTGCATCAGCCTGTTGCTTTTGCATTGTCAACTGAGTTTCCATTGAAGCAATGGTCTCATTTGTTTGTTGTATCTTAAGGTCTCTGATTTCTTTCTCAGACTTACCACTTAGTTTAAGTGAGTTTTCTGATTCTAGAGTAGAAGCAAGATTTGCCTCATTTGCAGCTACTGTAGCTTTAGTATCTGCAAGTAATTGTTTTTGCTCAGCAGATACACCAGAGATTGCACCTACGATGTCATCCCAGTAAGCTGCGATAAGACCTAAGGCTACAACAATGGCACCGATACCTGTAGCGATAAGCGCTTTACCCATGGCATTGGCTCCCATTACTGCAGACTTAAATGAAGTAATGGCCGAAGTACCTAATTGCTTAATACCTCCACCGACTTCTTTAATCTGTGTACCTAGACCTCCAAATGCTTCATCAATAATCTTTGTAGCACCTTCGGCATTCTTAGCAGCCTCTTCGCTGGATTTACCAACTGTTTTAGCTGCATCACTTACGTTGTTAACGGTTTTCTCAGTTTTCTTAGACTGAGTCTCAACTCCTTTAAGTGCTGTCTGTAATTCTTCAACTGAAGACACACTTTGTTGTATGCCTTCAATTTCGAATATAATTTTAACTTCTTCTGCCATGTCTATAAATATAAATTATCAGTAGTCTGAATTAACAGATTTCTAAAGTTGGTACAGGTTGACTTGCTGAATAATGCACGATCTCTGTTGCACAGAATGAAACTTGATCATAACCAGATGCACTAGGTCCATCATAATTTATAAATGCAGTTAAACCATCACAATCTAAATATTCAGCGTGTCCATAATCGTAACCACCCATTGTGTAAACTATACACGTTCCTGCAGGTGAGCACATTGTAATATCTTTAATCATACCTACTGAATTAATAAGTGCAGATACTCTAGGTACGCCAGGTGTATCGCCATTTGCAATACTGTACCATAATGTTGCGCCGTTCCATGGAGTTGTAAATGAAGCATCTTTCCACATTGTCATACCTATTTGTAAGTCTACAGCAGTTGTAACATCACCATTATACATTGGTATTGTATGACTAGTAGCACATATAGATTCAGGGAATCCACCTCTAGGTTTTTTATCAGTTAAGAAACTACCTGCAGGTTCTCCATAACAAACTGCACAGTTAATATAAGAAACGTTAGGTATTGGGTATGTACCTCCAGGGTATGAAATTTCACCAAGTATAGTATAACATCCTACTAACTCTGCAAATCCATATACATCACCTGGCGCCAATTCAAAATCAGATTGAATAATCTCAACTGGTCCACCAGCACATGTTTGTACCTGATAGTAGAATTTACTTAAAGGTGGTATAGGTGTTGGTGTCGGTGGCGGCGACGTTGGTGTTGGAGCCGGTGTTGGCGTAGGAACTAAAGGATTATTATAAGACAAGTACATTGAAGTGTAATTTAACGTACCGCCAGAACCTTGTTGTCTTAATATGTAATAAGGAATTCCACCTAAAATAAGTTCTTTACGATCTTGCCATTTATAAGAATCTACAGCCCAAATACCTGTATTAGTATATAGATAAGGCCCATTCCATAGAGAACCTGATGGATCAAAATATGTATCAAATAGACTTTGTTTAACCATAACATAAAATTGACTACCACCTATTAATGAACTAGGAGTAAGCAATGTACTTGGAGATGGATTAGTAGGTGATAATGTTGGATTGTTCCAAGAAAAACCATCTAAGTAATCTAAGTTGACTCCGCCGTATGCACCTGGGTTAACACCTAAATTAGCCAAAGCATCTAAAATTGCGTCAGTAATAGTTGAACTTGTAGTGTATTCACCAGTATCTGGATCGTAAAAAGATGTGTTTAAGAAAAATGCTGGATTTGTATCTGTTATAAAATCACCAGTAGTATTAACTGGATAGTTTTCATTTCCACTATTAAACAGGTACCAATCTTTATAAAGATCAATAGGTATAGGTTCTTTACAAACTTCACAACTAGGATATGTAGATATTACAGTTGCTACAGGAGTTAAAGTACTTGTACCTATAATAGCAAAACATCCTGGTACATTATTTAAACCAAATACTGTACCATCATTAATAGGAAGTGGAACACTACATTCTACGATAACTGCAGTACCACTAAGAGTATTACATAATTTACCAAACTCGTGTGCTTCATAAATATATCTTGGAGGTGGACATTCAACTTGTACTAAGTAAGCTGGTGACACACAACCATTGGCGTCTCTAATAAAATAACTGTAAGGACCGCAACAAAGATTATTACGTGTAAACGTACCAGCCATTGGATATTGATCTGACCAAAAGATAGTAGTTCCAAGTCCCATACTTGGTGTTACAACAATACTTCCATTACATAGACCTGGTGTTGCATTAGTATGTGTACTAGTTGCAGTTGGACCACCGCCTAAAGGAACTGTAACAGGTAATGTAACTGTTCTACCAATTGCATCAGTTAAAGTAAGAGTCCAAGTACCTACTGGTACATTAGTAATATTAAAACTATAAGGTGGTGGTGAGTAGTTATTAAACTGACCTGTTTGTCCATTAGACAGGGTCCAATCAATAGGACCTGCTCCACCACATTCAACGTTAATTTGACCTAGATCACCAAGACAACCAGTATTTACACCTTCTACAGTAGCAAAAAGAGTTTCATTACTCCATGTAGGTACAAAGTCATTTGCAGTTAATAACTGTACTTGAACTTCTGTGTATGCACCGATTTGTACGTCAATGATTTTCTCAGGTATATAGTAGACTCCATTCACAAAGATGGTGTCATCAAATGAGAATGTGTTAAGATCTATGTTGTTAAGTACAAAGTATGCAGTTACACGACGCGAATACTTATTGTAAAGCGAATTAATATAACGAGACCAGTAACTATCATAAAGAGTAGTACCGTTTAGGTTATAATTAGCACTAACTATATCATCACCCCAATATTGAATATCATTACTAAATCCAAGGTTAAGACTTGCAGGTGTAATAGGCCACGCTTCATACTGACTTACTAATGGGTAGTTTGTAATTGCATCAGTATTAACAAGATGCCAATGCTGAGGAACTGTTTTTAAACCATTGTAAAACAATAATCTAGTTTTAGGTTTAATAGGTAAGTGTCTTGCAGGTCCATCATCAGTACCATGCACGTGCAACTGTGGAAGAATCCAAGAACTTGTACTGGCTTGACCCTCTATTTGTGTCATAGGAGTATTAGCAATACCACCAACTTTGATTTCACGACTACCTTTAAGTAATTCATTACCACTATCAAACTGCAACCAACCCCAGTTATGTTTGTAAGACTGCATCTGGTATATGTTGATGAAGTCACCATCAGTAGGCTGAGTAAATGTAATCTGATCTGATTGACTAAAGAATACAGGTTCTACGATAACATCTTTCTCTTCTACTAGTTTATCTGACCAATCATAAAGTTGTCCGCTATTAATATAGGTTTGCCAAGGCTCTACTATAAAGTTACGAGGATTATTAGGATCAGGACTTAACACTAATCTAAACATCAATAGGATGTCTTTAATAAAGTCAATTTGTTTGTATGTACATTCTAATAGAGTAGCTGGGTTAATGTTACCAGGCGAGTTTGTGCAAGCGAAGGATTGATTAATAGCTGATATGAATGTTACATTGTCATCACAATTCATAAAGAAGTCTACAATATCTCCTGTATTTAAGTTAACAGTAGCAGTAACGTTAGATGTTGATGAGCTAGCATAATTACCTGTCATAACTACAATACCGTTAACACGTATTTGTAGTACACCATAAACCGGATCAAATGCAGGTGGCCATGAGGATTGTATTTCATCATAACCCCAAAAGTATGTACTACCTGTAAAGGTGTAACTACCTGTTGCTGGCGCTACGTATTGCATACCATTCCAAGCATTAGAAGGATCTACTTCAACATCATTGGCATATTGTACTCCAAAACCTTGAGAGTTACCAGCGTTTGCCAATTCTGCTGCACTAAAGTTATACTCAGATGCACTAGCGGCATCATAAGCAGGTTCAGCCACATTACCGAATGCACTTACATACATTTGATGAAATCTAGCACTATCTATAAATGAAGAACTATAAGTGTAACCAGCGTTAGTAAAGATTTGATCCCAGATTCTTTTAGCTCTGATCATCGGCTTCATTTGATTTAGGGCAAGCGGATGTGAGTTAGACGTAAATGGTTTTGATAGAGAACCACTGTTAGTTCTTACCTCTGATTGTAGAGGCATACCAGTATCTGCATACGTGTTACCATGATCTACTAAAGGATAAAGAATATCACCATTATGTAGGCCTGCGGTTAGCGAAGGATTCTGAGGGAATGCTTGCCAACTGTTAATAACATCATTACGATTAAGAGGAGCACCTGAAGGTCCACCAATTAATTCAGGCATATTAAGTTGACATAGTTGTGCATCACCGATAATAGAAGAGAAGTCTCTGGTTTCACCTAAGAACACTAACTCATAATCATATCGATCCAACTCTGTGTTCTTAACCATCTTGTTAAGTCTTACGTGACCTTGTCTAAACTCAGCACCATCTACTAAGATAACTGCCGGTTTTTTTACGGTCACATCGAAGAGTACTCCATTAATCTCAAAGGCCTGTTGAAAGAACTCATTGTTAACTCTTGTACCTGGCACCTTAAAGGCTTTACTATAAGTTGAGGTGGCATCAGCATTTGTGATGTCCTCGATACTTAGAGTTAACTTAATAGGTTCTGAATCATATAGATCCAACCAATACTGTTCTGTTCTGGCTGGATTCTTGTATACCTTTAACTGTATCATATTTGTTTGTTATATTTTAACCTCTTTGAGACTTGATGTTGTGTGCTATTCTGAATGTGATGTCGTATTGGAACAACTTGTTCTTACGTACAGTCTTTTCAGTATATGTGGTATTCTTTAGAGTTACAGGTACCCATTGGTACTGCTCATCTGCTGAGTCATTGAATCTCACTTTAACATCAGCCGAGATAAACAACTTCTCTAAGAATAGTGCATCTGCATCAGATAAGAAATCTGTGAATGCTGTAAAGTCTTGTCCTAGTTCTTGTGAGTATGTTGTTGTACCTCTGTCATATATATTAACATTATAACCAGTGCCATTATAGTCAGCGGCCTCTTGTAAGTATGTGTTACGACCAATAGTTACACTACGATCATGACGCTTTCTAAAGCTATAGTAGTCTCTAAATCCATAAGAGTTTAACCAGCTTACCTGTATTTCAGGGAAGTCATTACAAGCCTGCTCTATGATATTAAATCTGTGTACGTAGTGCATCGGTCCATCACCTAGACCCTGTATCTGAGACACACAACCATTAGGGTATGTGTAAGCATTCGTAGCTACGTAGTAATGTGTAGTACTTAGTGAAAGTATACCGTTAATATTCTTAGGTCCTACACCTGCTGTAACGGCCCAATAAGGATATTGTACTGTTGTTCCAGTGCCTGGTGCAGGGTTAGGTCCACCTCCATTAGGTATAGTATTATAGATTACGCTTGGTGCTAGCGCTGTGCCACCGCCTACGTATTGCCATATAGTAATGGCCTCAATAGACTTTGTGTTGTTTGGTAAACTACCTGTAACTGTAGGTGAATTCCAATAACTTAGGGTCTCCATATCATCTCTAGTCACATAGTGGTCATAGACTCTCATGTTACCAGTTAACCAGTTAGGTTTACCATCTGTGATACTAGAAGCTAATCTGTAGTTCTCCATGTCACTAAATGGTCGGCCCTGTTTAGTAACAGAACTACATGGTCCTCCATTGTTTATATTAGGTATATATTCAGCATTAGGATAAGGCACTTCGAAGTAGGGTTTGCTACCACCTACACCTACGAACTTAATGTTATATGTTTGTAAGCCTGCTACTACTCCGTTAGTCTCATGGCCTATTCTGATTTGATACTCTACAGTCTCATTGGCACTACTGATTAGTTTAGTACCTATGTAACCTGTTACCTCAACGTTGTTAGGTGATGGCGCCACGAAGTTCTGTAAGATGTTCTGAATATCAAAGACTGCTCGGCCTATTGCGTTAGGCGCTTGTCTTACGTCTCCGATGACTTGACCGCCTCTTAAGATCTGTAGTACATACTTATTAGGTAGTGGACTGATAGTACTTAGACCAGTCATAGTAACTGGATTTGCACCATAGACTTGGTCAAATGGTGTACTAGGTGTTTGTGATAATGCAATTGCCATATTAGTTAAATTGTCTTGTTAGTTCTTGTTCTATTCTAGAGGTTACTTCCTCTTTAAGGTTTGCCATTGTAAAGAATATCTGAGGCTTAAGGCCTTTCTCTGCAATGGACTTTCTTACAGGGAATGGTAGACTACCACCAATGGTCATAGACTTAAACTTAAATTTATAACCTGAAGGTATACCCATAATACCTGCTTCGACTGGACGGCCTCTTGATTCTTTAGTACCGTCTACTCCGTAGTTCTGAAACACACCGTAGTTCAACATCTCTATAGTCATTGAGTTCTCATCTACAGAAAACTGGATGCTAGATCTCAGAGCGCCTGTGTCGACTGGTGCACGCTGCTTCATGTCACGAGTAATGTCATTACCTATAGAGGTAAGGATGTCACTTAAGTTCGTGGCCTCTTGTCCTAGTGTGCCTAGTCTTGATATGAAGTCGTCTACTGTCATTAGTCTCCGGTTGGTGTAGGTGTAGGTTCAGTTACTGTTGGCGTTGGTGCTATTGGTGTTGCAGTCGGTGCAGGAAATGTTGGATAAGGCTCAGGCTGTAAGGCTTCCTTATCGATCGGTGCGATACATGCATTAAGTCCTGTTGGTACTTCGATGGTTAAACTACAAGTCATACCTGCTACTGTGTCTTGGAATCTATCCTTGAATGGTGCGTAACTGATATTGGTTCTAAGTACTTCAGGTTGATCCGTAAAGTCATAGTATAGTGCAGCTAACACATCATCAATGTACTCTTGACACTGTGACTGTATAGCCAAGAAGTTATCAAAGGGTATATCCTTCACCTCTCCACGTGCGATGTCCATAACTATCATATTAAAGTTATAGGTCATAGTGGTTAGGTTACGTTGATGGTTTGCTGGGTTTAAGAACAGATATGGGTAATCCGCCTGTACTGCCGAGTCACCTGAGGTGTTCTCGAACCTAGTCTTAAGATCTGATAGATCTCCATAACCAAAGTCTGCCAGCATGTAATGGGCATTGACTACTGATTGTACTCTGTTAACGATTTCTTGATAAGTCATTTTGTCTCTTTTGTTGCATTAGTCGGAAGTTCTCTTCCAGTTGTTTCTCTTTCTTATAGGCCATAAAGTTAAGTGCCTTCTTTAAGGGTTGATCAGTTATTAGATCTATCTTAAGTATATCCTCTTGCGCAAGGTCAGTGATTACTCTGTACCAACCTTTGGCTATCTTCTTAGAGTCCCACTTCTCAAGCTCATCATCTTCGTCTTGCTCTAGCTTATCATTGATACCAAAGAGTACTGCGTACTGACGGTATGTGTGTACTCTGAATAAACTATATTGATCTACAAGCCACATAGCTTCATCAGCCCACTCAGTGCCTTCGCTAAGGATCTCTACGATCTGCTCAAGGTGTTTCTCTACACCCATTACCATATAGATGTCTAAGTCTATAAACTCTCCGAACAAGATGTCATTGAAGTCTCTAACTACAAACTCTTTTCTACGGTTCATACACTCTACTGTAAATGCAATAGCCAATGTAAGTGAGTCTAGTGTACATCTCTTTAAGATCTCCACGTCCTCGTTAAGCAGCACCGCAATGATCTTAGGCCAATGCTCAGTGTTTGCATAATCAAAGTTAACTAACTGTCTCCACTGTTTTACTGTGAGTCTTTCAGGTAGTGTGTACTTCTTGTTCTCTATAGTTATCTTAACCATACTCTTAAATATAATTGGGGTTTAATCTGAATTATCGGCGCATGCTACCTTGAGTAACATAAGTGCCATAGTTCTTATTTTGTATACGGTTGTAGTTAGCAATACACAGACTTATTACCATGTCATCATGGAAGTTGTTGCGCGCGGCATATTTAACCGATCTGGTTTGTGGATTATAAGTCATCTCGAATACTTCTAACTCTCTATGTAACTCAGGTAATAATGTGGCCGATGGTATTTTAACAGTGCCTTCATTGAATCCCATTATGAGTGATTCTACTATGTCTCTCTTACTTTGGTTACTTGTATTAAAGCCATGAGTATCTTGGTACTTCTTCTTAATACCTTCTAAGATAACTGATCCCATTGAGTTAGTCTCTATCATTACAGTTGCTGCATACTTCCTGGCTAACTGGATGATGTTGGCTTGCATTGTTTCCCATTCCTTATGGTTATCTCGGTAGATCTCAACCACTGCGCCAGAAGCGTCTATAACAGTAGCCACGGTGTAATCGCCTGTTTGTGCAAGATCGACACCTATGTAACATTTACCTTGAGGCTTTGGCCATCTTTCAAATGTATTAGCATTAAAGTTTTGGAACACCTGTGATTCACCTTCTAAGAATTCACCTAAGTACTCTGCTCTAAAGATTGAATCAGGTAAGGATCTCTTTGCTGCTGCTATTTCTTCTTTATCTATATAAGGATTGTCACCTTGCTCCATCTTAACAGAAGCATGATTAGGATAGTTGTGGTCTTGGCCCATTTGATAGTGTTCGTAAAACCAATCACGACCTCGAGGTGTAGAGAATAAGACTACCTTCTTACCATGTACTAGGGCTGTAGGTTGTATCGCACGTTTCCATGCATCTTCTGATTGATATGAGGCCTCATCTAAGAATAGATAATCAAATGTATATCCACGTAGACCATCTTCTCTCTCTGATGATCTAAAGTATATTTTACTACCTGTCTTTAATTTGATTTCAAAGTTAGAGAAGTTGGTTGCTTCTACTATTCCACTATCTTTAATGGCTTCATATAGATCTTCCATTAGTTTACGTGCTTGTTGGTATATTGGTGTGATGACGCCGATTTTAGTGCCTTTGTCATTTATACCATAATATAGGATTAGATTAACTAAGAGTAGTGATTTACCAACCTGACGTGGTGAGACAACAGTGATATACTTTTCAGGTGTACCTACTATTGTATCTATTACTTTCTGTTGTCCACGATGTGGTCGAAATCCTACTGCTTCCATTAGTCTAATAGTTTATGATCTGGTTCTTCTATTTGTATACGCTCAGCTGAATCTAATGCTGGTCCAAACTGGAATGTTATTTGTTTAAACAATTCCTGGCCATCAGCTCCTGTGACCTCTGTACGAGCTAGTGCAGGTACAAAGCGTTCTGATAACTTAATGATTAGATCCATTGCTTTAGCTGGATCTTCTGCTGCTATTTGTGCTATCCATATATTTAGATTAGGTAGGTTGTTCTCTACTAACATAGCAAAGGCTTCCTTCATCATCTTAGTAGAATTGTTAGGTCCGAATCTACCTTCTCTATTAATGTTAGGATCGTTCTTACTGAATGCCATCTTTGTTAATTGTTTTTTTGTATTTAGTTAGCGCCGACTTTGCAGCAGTTAACGTGTTAGCCTTAATCTTAAATTCATGTGGACAATAGTCCTCACTGATCTTAAGTTGACCTGCTTGTGTTTTATAAACGTAGTAGCTTTTCATAGTTATGTTGTTTCGTATAATTCGAATGCTTGTCGTAATTGACTTATGGTTGCTCTTAAACAAGAACCACAACCATTTGGTTTTTTGTTCTCACCAGTTACTTGATTATAGATACCATATAAAATCTGTATCTCACCTGGTTCTAACTTAGTACTTACATATAGTAAGTTCTTTTTCTCTTTTAACCATTCATAATGATTATCTGTTAGTCTTTGTATTCTCTTCATCATAGTTTGTGTATTTGTATGTCGATTAGTTCTGCTGTTATGGCCGCTATGGAACTTATAAATATAGACTCGATTCCGTATGGAATTGCAGTTAAGCCTAATGTATACCAAAAAGTACTGCACATAACACAATTAAATGGTTTAAAATCTAAATGAAAGAAGTTTAAAACATCATGATATAGTTGAGTGGCATGTGCTAAGTTAACTAGGCTTGCCATTCCTAGTATAATAAATAGGTAATTAAAATTCATAATTTATGTTTCTATTTTTAAGTTGTTCACGTATAAATTGTTTTGCTTCTTCTACTGCATGTGAGATTGAATTACGTGGAATCTTCGTTCTCTTTGCTAACTCACTATAATTAGGAGTCTCTAACCACATATTAAATAATATTGCTCGATACCAAAGTTCAGTCTTATCAGCAGCCATGTCTTCTATAATACCTTGTATTGCACCTATTACAATATCTTTCTCTACATCATAAGGTATATCGATCTGTTCTATTTGTTGTTCTGAGACGATCTGGTGCATTCTATTCTTTTGTCTATATAATGTATGGTACTGTGATGTTGATGAGTGGTACGAGCGCCAGATGATGCCAGATAAGAAGTTCATGGCTCTGTTAGTATCTACTAACTCTTGAGCACGTTCATGTTGCATAAACTGTTCAATCGAGAAGTGGGCAACATCTTCGTATTCAGAGTTGCCCTTACATATCTTCTTAGACATTAACATGATGTCTTCATATCTTTTAGTTAGGAATTGATTCAAGTCAATGGGTTTCTATCTTTCTGTTTTACGTATCCAATAAATTGATTCGCCTCTCTAGTAATTCTAAATTCAGGAATAATATTAGTACATATTTGTGATTTAACTTTACCTTGATAATCATCATCATTAATTAGATTATTGTTTAAGCAACCTAATGTGTAAAGCCATATCAATTGTTGTCTGCTTTCAGTTAGATCTTTCCATACATAATATGCATCACCTACAATAGTTGGCTTAGTTATCTTAAATGCTATAGTATGATCG